CGCTTTAGCATCACCTTCAGCATCAAATGCGTAGATAAGGTTGTTTTTCAAAGTCAACACGATAGTGTTATCCGGCATACCTTCAGCAACTACCATTTGAATACCTAAGAAAGTCAAACCTAAAGGAAGAGTTACATAAGTTTGAGTGTTTCCTGAAGCAGCAGCTAATTCATAAGCTTGAGCAACGTTAGCAGAAACATAAAATCTTAAATCTCCTTTTTTAAATTTGATTGTAGATGGAGCAGCAGCCCAAACAGCCTCAAGAGTAGCAAGTACGTTAGAAGAAGTAACTGCTCCGTCATATTGACCTACTACGTCAGCGTCAGCACAAAGCTTTTTCAAGTGACCATCACACAAAGAAAGAATAGCACTTTCAGACTCAGTGTCACCTTGCCATCTCAATAACTCAACGTCTTCGCCAATTTGCTTAGACATAGTGTCCCAATAGTAAGACATAAAAGAAGCTACTGTGAAATCTCCATTAGAACCTTTAGCCATTTGCAAAGCTAAGAAAGATTGCTCAAGGTCAAACTGACAAATTTGCGCCATAGCTGACAAAGGACATACGTCGATGTCGATAGCGTTCAATGTATCAGTCGGAGCAGAGAAACTACAAGTAGATGCTTGTAAGATGTTTCCGAAAGTTACGTTAGCTAATTTAGTTGCTGACTTGATACCCGGAAGTGTACGGAAGTTGTCCGCAGTAGTATCAGTTAAATAAGCGCGAGAGTAAAACTCTTCAGGGTTAGCACACAAAAGTGCGTTTGTTTCAACGTCTAAGTCGAATTTTAATTTACGATTCATTTTTATTGGTTTTTAAAGGTATTACGAAATGCTTTGAATTTATCGAATGCAGACATTTTAACTTCTTCGATAACTTCTTCTTCTTCTTCTTTTTCCATTATGCGCTCTTCAACTTGATTTTTCAAGTCAGCGATAATAGCAAGTAAAGAATCAACTTGTTCTGCAATTAATGGTTTAACGACAGCTAAGATAGCTTCAGCGTCAGTTGCAGGGTCAACAGCCATAGCCTCTTCTACTACTTCTTCAGTAGGCTCTTCGGTTGTTTCTTCTTTTACTTCTTCTTCTACTACGTCTTCAGCCATAGCAACCTCTTCTTTGACTTCTTCCTCAACTTGAGTTTCAGCCATTTCTTGTTCTTTAACCTCGATAACTTCTCCACCTTCTATAGTGTAGAATTTACCTTCGATTAAATGTTCTCCGTCTGGTAACTTCATTGTATTTAATTTAATTTGATTACTTAGTTTCAGACCTAAAAACCCCTCGATAGAAAAACCTATTTGTTCGTCTTTTACTAATTTCTCGTAGTAATCAACGTCAGTAACTTGAGCGGTCAACATCAAAGTACCTTTTGGTACTTCTATTCCGTAGCTTGTATAAGCCTTATCTTCTTTCGGTTTTTCAACTATCCAAGATTCAAGAATGTAAGCGGGAACAGTTCTTTCAGTTTCGTGTTCTAAGTTAAATAAGTTTCTATTGTTTAAGTCACGCATAAACTTCGTGTATATTTGCTCTATTACCTCTTCGGTAAATTGAACATAATACTCACCGCTTTCGTCGTCGCGTCTATAAATCTCCATAGGAATCATAGCGGGTGCAACGATTCGGTATTTAGTAGCGTCAGCAAAAAAGAAAGATTGTGCTTGATTAAAAGCCATTCCTTTAACTTTTATAGCCGGTGTTGAAGTGAATGCGATTTGCTCGATTCCTAAATCTTCTCCATCGGAATATTCAGGGTCGATTGTGATTTTATAGATAGGTAAATCTTTACTCATTTTGTACTATATTAAAAAGAGTATTATATTTGTTAAAAAAATTATGATAGAAATTTTAGGAAAGCAGATTCCGAATCAGTTAAATGAGTTAACTATTCAACAATTTGAAGACATTACGGAGATACATAATGATTCGTCTTTAGATATAATTGAAAAGCATATCAAAGTATTTGAACTTTTAGGAGTAAGTGAAGACGAAATGGTGGAAGCCGACATCGACTTTGAAACATTCAAAAAGTTTGTACAGGATTTTAACCAAAAGACGGACGCAAGTATAGTAAAAGAAGTAGAAATAGACGGATATAACTACAAAGCCTACGACGAAGAGTTTAAGCTATCGGTAAAAGATATGAAAGTAATCGAGAAAATAATTAACTCTAAACACAAAGGTTATTTAAGTGAACTCGTAGCCGTGTTATTTAAAAGAACTGACTTATCGAAAGTCGAACACTACGACAAAGCACATATCAAACACAAAGCAAAGTTATTTAGAGAACAAAAAGCTGAGTTAGCAGTTCCTTATTTAGTGCATATAGGACAAAAATTCTCTAAACAAATAGAAAATGCTACTGCCGAAGTCGTGGAATGATATAGACGTTCTCCAGTTTAAAGAACTTCGTACACTAAAAGACATACCCGAACTATTTTCACGAGAAATAGAAGCCTTAGCTACGCTTACTGACTTAGCATCTGAAGACTTAGAAGACTACGACGTTGACGAAATTCAAGAATTTATGAACCAAGTCAAGTGGATAAACTCAGAACCACCGAAGAAGTATAAATCGGAAGTTGCTAAGATGCATTTTAAGGACTTTAACAAGCTAACTTTAGGGGAGTTTATAGACATAGAGTATTTCTTTAGTCAAGATTATATTGCTAACATTTCAGAGATAGCATCTATATGTTACAAAAAGACGAAGAAGAACGAATGGAAAGAAACCATTTACGAGCCTTATACTTATTCGCCTTTTGATAGGGCGTATCTATTCGACGAAATACCAATACCACATATTTACGGAATCATTCCTGAATACTTGTCTTTTAGAGATAACTTTATGAAGACATACGCTAACCTATTCGAACCGGACTTCGAAGGAGAAGAAACCGAAGAAGATATAAAAGACCTTACACCCGAAGAAAAGAAAGAAATACAAGAAGAACAAAAGATTAAGAAGTGGTCGTGGGAAAGATTACTTTATTCTATATGCAACGAAGACCTGACTAAGATAAGTCAAGCCTCCGATTTGTCGTTAATATTTGTATTTAATATGCTATCTATGAAAAAGGAACTTAACCTTTAAACGATAGCGCACCTAAGAACTCTCCACCGATAGGATTAAACGAATAGATAATACTTTTCTTTTCACCTAAGATAGTAGCTACTTGAAGTAAAGGATAACGTTGAGTCATCCATTCGGTATATTGCTCGAATATTTCAGCACTTACACCGCTACTATTCATTAAGTCGGATAGCTTAGCGCAGAAATCATAAGACGCTATTACTCCTCCATTCCACAAGTTTGCTCCGTTGTTTAAGAATCCAAAGTAATACATCGCGTTAATCTGAATATTCAACTCACCTAAAGCGGGTATTTCTGCGTTTATACGAACTGACTCGTACAAAGCCCCCGTGTCAATAGCATCGTATTCACGTATCAAAGATTGTAGTAATTTTTGAATCTTTAAACGCGTCTTATACTTGACGTAGAATATTCCGTTATTTGCGTATCTTGCCATATTTATTCAAATGGAGGGGGTGTTGGTTTTGGTTCGTACGGAATCAAGTCGAGGTCTTTTACCCAAAGAAAGTCAGGGTTAACGCATTGCTCCATTTCTTCTATTGATATTACCCAATTGTCGTTAAGGTCTTGGATAGGATTGAAGTAGCTGTCAGGTGCATACCATTGACCGATTAATTCGTCTTTTTGTAACTCAGTAAGTAAACCTACATAAGTTAGTCTTTGTTCTTTTGTTAATTCGTTTAGTTTCATACTTGACGTCCTAAAGTTGTTTGAAATGCTTGTACCGCTGTGTAAAAGTTAAGTGTTTCTGCATCTGTTAATCCGTCACCTATTGAGGCGAATGCATATTGTCTATTAGTCCAAAGTGGGTCGTAGTTTCTTTTACCAATATGATATGTAATATTTGGTTTTGTTGCTCCAGCCGCACCCGTTGAACTTCCTAAAACAGTACTTCCGTTTTTTATTAATTTAAAAGCATTTGATGCCGTTCTTGTATTAACATAAAAACCCGTTGAATTAGAGTTTGTATGACTAAAATTAGCAGCCATATTCCAATTGAATGAAGTTGCAGCGTAATTTAGTTCCAAGTCAACTAAAACCGCACCAACCCCACCACCCATATCAATACCACCTATATTGTTAGTTCTTGAATAAATAGAAATATGATTACTATTTTGGCTTGTTAAATTAGTTGAAGGATTGTAATATGTTTCAGCAAAAGCATTAACTCCATTTGTTTGATACCCATTTACTGAATGCGTACCACCTCCACTAAATACCAATCTAAATGCTGCATTAGTATCTAAAGGATTCTTTAAATTGAATTTATGAGTAGTTGCCGTACCTCCTACAAATGGATAAATTGCAGAAAATTTAGTCCATATAGAATACCCTTTTAAGTCAAGCACTAACTGATTAATAGCACTTTGTTGAGTAGGGTCTGTTATTGCAGCCGCTGTAATGAATGCTTGTGCATCGGGGTCAACTCCTCCTCCACTTGCAGTTCGTGCTAATATTCCGTGTGTTGCTAAGAACATACTATTTCCGTATCCATACATAATTAACCTAAAACAAGTGCTACACTACCTGAAGTTAAATCTACACCGCTAAACTTTTGGTCTGCTGTAGGTGTTAAGATAGCACCCGCTTTTACCGCTGTAGCCGGTGTTCCTATGTAGCTTGTTTTAACGTCTACACCCGCGATTTTAACCGCATTGAAAACAGTATCCTCAAGTACTACGATAGCGTCTATACTACCCGTGTACTCAGTTGTGTTGTTTAGTATGAATGTTCCGTTATTCGCTACTAATTCGCCCATTAAATTTGTTGCCATTCGTCTTTTATTAAGTTGTTATATCTCCCGCTAAATACCATTCATTTGTCCCTCTTTTTATCAAGGTACACATTGAATACTGAGCAGCCGTTTTAGTTTTACCACCGCTTGAACGTATCGTTACGCCTACAGCTGGTGTTATTGTTGTTTGTCCCGTACCTAATTGACTTACTAAAATTTGAGTTCCTAAAGGAAAAGGTACACTCGCGTTTGTAGGTATAGTCAACGTGTTAGCACTTGAAACCTCCATTTCTATTAATTCGTAGGCATCGCCTAAAACCAACGTGTAAGATGTCGCTTTTTTATCGAAAACAATTTCTTGTAAAGCTACAACCCCTGAAACGTCAGGAAACGTATAAACTCTATCCGCTGTGTTTAACGATGTTTTTAAAGTAGTCTTATAATCGTTGTCGTTTTTCCACTTTAAGTCTCCGTCATTATTTGCCCACAAAGCCGTAGATTGTCCCGTAGCAGTAGCATCCGCGTTTTGGTGTTTAAGGTGTAAGTGTCCGTTTCCGTTAGTTCCTTCAATATAAATAGATTCAGCACTAAGTTTGTTAGCGTCTAAGTCTACGTCTTGAGTTGCACCCGTGTAAGGAACATAAATACCACTACCTCCGTTTATAATTTCTTGTCCCGTAATAAAATAAGTGTCGTATCCACTACCCGTATTTACACTAACTTCGAATAAATCAGTAGAAGATAAGTCAGCACCTTTAGGGTCAAGTTGTGAAATCTTTGCTCTTGCCATTAACTATATTAATTTAAATTCGTGTTTTGTTACTCGCCTTGTAATGGCACTTGGCAATCAGTCCAATTTGAAACGTCTACATCTAAAGTCATTAACCATCCCGCAGCATAATCTAACAAGTCGTTGTTTAAAGGAGTGAATATAGGGTCTGCAACGATATCGAAATCATAGTCATTCGAAAACCTAAAATAATTCACTAAGTCTACTAAGATTTGATTGCAATCCGAAAGTATTACGTTAATATTTGCTCGGTCTTTTTGTATAATATCAAAGCAATAAATTTCTAAACTAAAGATATTCGTGTTTTCGGTTGGTGTACTACCGACAGGAACAACATAGATAATCGGATATTTTTCGTCTTTCGTTGCAAAATTAAACAACTGCTCCTTGAAGTCACTACCTACTTTTTTAACTTGTAGGTGTGTATTGTAAAATGCTTCTATCTTATTTATTAAGGCTTGATAACTTGTCATAACTCAGCGTTCTTTTTTATTTTATCGATTTTCGTTTGTGTACTCGTAACATCGGTTTCACTTACCACCGCTTGTACTGTTATATTTTGGTTAGATTCTACGCTTGTAGGAGAACCAACTTGATTAAGTTGATTACCTTGACCGAATAGATTTACAGCCGGTGTAGCTTGTGCCGTAGCTGTTGCCGTTGGAACAGAACCACCACCACCCGAAGGGATAGAACCACCTCCACCACCTATAAACTTAGAAATAGTTGACGCAGCGATAGAAGCTATAGAAGTAGCTGCGCGTATTTTAGCAGCAGCTGAAGCACTTGAGGCTAATGCAGCACCACCATCAGGAAGAAGTTTCCAAGTAGGATTAGACCAATACCCGGATATTTCTCGTTGTGTGTTTACTATTATCTCACCAATAGCTAATGCTTTATCAACTAAAAACAATGCGTTTGCTATTTTCTTATTTTCTCCAGCTAATTCCGTTAATCCTGAAATCAAACCTCTCGCAAATCCTAACCTCGCATCGAATAAACCTTTTTCAGATTCTATTAACGCGTCGTTATATTCTTTTAGCTTTTCAGTTTTTTCTTTTTGAGATTGTATCTCTGATAAAAACCCGGCTTTTTCTCTTTTTCTTCTGTCTTCCGTGATTACATTTAACGCATCTGCTAATTCAGTAGCTTGTTTTAATTGTTCGTCTTTTGCTTTCTTTTGAATTTTAGCGTCTTCTTCGGCTTGAATATCCTCGTATAATTTAATTATTTTTTTTCTTTCTTCAGCTTTTAATTTCTCGTTTGTCTTTGTGTCGTTTATTAAACGTTGATACTTAACTTGATTTTCTTGTAGTTCTCTTTCGGTAGCGTCTTTTATAAGGCTTAATTCTAAGTCTCTAATTAAACGTGCTGCATCTATACGCGCTCTTTGATATTCTTTATACTTTTCTGCTCCTTCTTTTATTATGTTATTTAAATTAGTTTGAGCTTCAATTATTTTAGTGTCATATTCTACTATTGCAGATTCAGAGGATTTAAACCACGTTTTAGCTCCTTTAGTTATATTATCTAATCTTTCCTTACTCATTTTAGCTTCGTCTAATTGCTGTTGTGCCATTATACGTTTTAACTCTTGAGCTGAATTACCTTGTGATTCTAATAATGCAATCTCTGCTTTTTGCCTATTTTCAATAGCTACTTCTAATTGTTTTTGACGTTCAAACTCTAACATCATATCGTCCATTTTTTCTTGCCTTAATTTAGCAAGTTTTTCTTGACGTGCCTCTTCATTTTTAGCAGCTTCTTCACCAGCGTGGTCAGTTAATCCTAACCAATCGGTCATATCTTTAAAGGCTTGAATAGCTGCATTTACAGGAATCATTAATATTTCAAACGCTTTCTTTAAAATGCCTATTTTATTTAAAAATAAAACTATACCCGCAACGATAGCCGTAATAACAGTAACAAGTAAAAAGATAGGGTTAGTTAATAACATAACTCCAAACCTTACAAACGTTTGTCCTAACGTGGTAACAGTACTTATCAATCCTTTAAATGCACCTGAAATATCCTTACCACTAATTCCCGCCATAGCAGTTTGAAATACCTTAGCCTTTTGAGCAGCACCTTCGAAATCTAAAGACATTAAGTCTTGTTTAATCATTCCGAAAGCATTTGACGCAGCTTCAAATCTTGAACCGCTGTTAAAGATTGCTACTTGTTCGTTTGCGTCTTTTAATTGGTCTGCTAATTCACCCGCTCTTTGTGCGAGTTTGGTCATTTGTTCAGGGTCAGTCGCGTTTGCTATTTGACCTTTTAAATCACGCAACTCTTTTTTGATTGCGCCTATACCCGTTATTTTTAAAGGAATTTCTACTTGATTCATAAACTATATTAAATTAAGGGTAGACACGTATTTCTAAAGTATTGTAATCTAATAAACCATCGGTTAACGTATTCGTGAAATCAAGTGTCCGTATTTCGATAGTGTTTGCAGAAGTCCAAAAGATTCTTAAATAAGTGTCTACTTGACTATTTGAAACCATTAAGTAAACTTTTCCCTGAGTAGGAAAAGCACCCGTTAACGTAGCTTCATATCTACCTATGGCAGCACGAGTGAAAACTAAATCGCCTAAATCATTTTCAAGTATGTTTAACGTAGGGTCGTTAGTTCCTGTTTGACTAATTAAAGCTATGTACTTTGAATAGATAGGTAAAGCTGTTGTTACGCTTTGCCCGTTGATAGTTTCTATTTGTAGGTTTTTTGTTATTATTCCGTCTTCCGATAAGGCTTGTCCGTTACCCTCTATTACGGCTTTTACGTTTTGGTTTATTACGTTACCTCTTCCTTTTACATCTGCGTTTCCTAAGATTACGTTACTTTGTTGTGTTCGTGTTCTTACAACGCTTTCACTACTTACCGCAACTATCGTGTCTTGAAATGGCGTTCCGTTACCGGTCTGAAATGGCACTAACTCTATTTCACTATCAACGCTTATTAATTCGACTTTTGTTAACGATGTACTATTTGCGTCGTAGTCAATAACCTTGTTAATATTCCACCAAGAATTATCTATTCTTATTTTGTCGTTTAGCCTTAATGATTGAATATCCAACTCATTCAAATCAAAGTAAGCTGTAAGCATTTTACCGACGTTGATTTGATTTATCGTTCTTCTCCAGTATAAGTTATATAGATTGTTATTTGTTAGCGTAGAAGGCTCGTAATAGTAATAGTCACACGTTCCGAAGTTGATGTCGTAAGTCGGTAATAATGGGTTATCGAAATGCCCGACAGCCGGATAAGTAGTTATGCCTGTAGTGCCTATATTTAAAGAAGGCGTGTTCGGAAACTCGATATCAAATATATCGTAAGGTAAACAATTAAACACCCCTCCATCTAATAAAACACGAATGTTAATCTTCGGTGCTGCTCCCGCAATATTCGGAACATACGCATCGAAAATAGTTCTTACTATGGGTGTAGGACTAAATACCAACTCTTTAACGTCGGTATCTCTTACATACTCATTATCGAAGGTGTATTCTATTTGTCCGTATATCTCGTTTGTAATATCCGTAAATATCGTGTTAGGACTATCCTTATCAGCTTTGTAAGTAAGTCGTAATTTCTTAGAAGTAACTTCAGGTAAAAATTGTAGGTTTTGTTCTCGGTCTTTTGCTAACTTATTAGTCCAATCTTTGTTAGCTCCATTATCATAGTAATTATCTCTATGTTCTAAGATTAGATTATTAGGTTGGTCTTCGTCTATTTCTACGTATAAGTTGTACATCTGAAAGATAGACTTAACGAAATCGCTTTGTTTAATCTTTGATGGGACGAATGAGTTAACAGCTACAACCGAATTATAAGACACTACATTTGCACTCGGTAGAATCTCAAGTTTTAAAGTCGTAAGGTCAACTTGTGGATTTACTTGAACGTTTGTACCTCCACCTGGTGCGCCTCCACTTTGCCACCTTTTAACACCAGGATTAAATATAAAAAGACCTACTTCAATTTCTATTGTGTCAGTAGGTGATAAGTTTTGAGTAGTAGGAATATTCACCACTTGCGAAACAGTACCTAACGTAGTGACTCCATTCGCTAAAGACGCTGCTGTATAATCTACTCCTTGAATATATACGTATTGTCCTATTTGTGTAGTTCCGTTTTTTATTAGCCTAAATACTAACTTGTAATTTTGTTCCGCTAAACTCCACGTTTGATTCGGCTCTAAGTTCAAATAATATGCAGTTGCACCGCTTGTGTTATCTAAGTTGATGTCAGCAGTATATTCTATTTTGAAATTATAGTAAGTGTTTTGTGTAGTGTCGGTATAAAATGGAGCGGAATATTCGCCCGTAATAGGGTCAAATAAATTTTGCCCGTCTAAGGTTTCCGTCCAAGAATCTACTATTTCGTAAAAGGTTTGATTCTCGCCAATAGGTTGAACATACGAAGTAGTCCAAGTGTTATTAGCTTGTACTTTGTAAGGGTCTACATTCGTGTTTTCTACGTCCCCATTATAAGGAATTAATAGCTTGTCAAACTTAGCGTCTTGTAGTCCACTCCACGTATAAGAGAAACCAGCATTTGAGAATATCCTATCGAAATATGTCTTAGCGTAAATAGCCGGTTTAAATTCGTTTAGCCTATATGTGCTGTCATCTGAATAAGGTAAGATGTATTTATAGCCGTCAGCTACCGAATTACTAAAAGAACTAACTACAAACGAACTATCTAACGTATGGTTTAAATCTGAGAAGTCTAAGTCGGTTAATTCATTGTTAGCTATCTGAGTGAAGAACTCTACCTTAGAATCTTTTATTAACAATTCGTAGTTAACTTCGTCTTCATAAGCATTCGTGTTTTGCTTCTTTAGTACACCCGTTAATTGTATCAACGCATCTTCTAATACAGGAACTCCATTTTGAATGACTTGACACTTAGTAATAGTGTTTATGTTAAATGTCCCCGACTGAATATTTACATCGTAGTAATGTCCTAATAACTCGTGATTGTTCTTAGTACCGGGAGCAATAATAGTCTTTGAGAATGTTCCCGTTCTTTTGGATATGTCGCGAATATCTCCTATGCTAAAATTCAAAGGGAACTTAACATCTTCTCTAATGTCAAGCGTTCCGTTTTCTAATACGATTTTAACCATTGATTATGTCGTTATTTGATAACCTTACTGAAATGCTTTGTTTAATTAAGTTCTTATTTCGTTGCTTAAATACTTCGAAGTTGTTTGTTAACACGTTGCAACTTAAATACTCGGTAGATTCAGGTATACGTATAATACAACCAGTTTCGTCATATCTATTTAGTAAGTCTTCCGTGATTCGGTAAGTTACGTTCTTAACCCACGTTTGAGGTGATGTTAGTAACTCTTGAAAGTAAATACCTTCGTTCTCGGTCATCCAATTTGTATTCAAGTCGTAGTCCTTAGTGACTTGAGTGTTGTAGTTAACAAAGCCTTGTTCATAAGTTTTATAAGACCATTCACCACCGCTTACAAATCCTGTTACATCCTTGTTATATGTTTCGCGTGTGATGTTTCCGCGTTCATAGTTTTTAAGTTGAAATGCAAAGCTACTAAGGCTACCCATTCTATCTAAGAACAAAATGTGCGTTTCAGATATTAAGATTCGTCTATCGATATAAATTCTATACTTCGCGCTACGTTGCGTTATAACTAATGAATCCGCGTAGTAAACGTCGTAATATTCAGTATCGCCTTTTATTAGTCCCGCAGTTCCTGAAACCAAAGTCAACGTTCCGAAGTTGTTACAACCTACTGCTACACCTTTGATATATTCGTTACCACTTATTGACTTGTAGAAAACATCTCCGTTGCTATTCTCGAAATATACCCTTTCGTTTACTTTTACTCCGTTGTCGCGTAGGTTTAACCAAAGGTCTTGACCTAACGTACAATGAAAACTTAAAGGTTGGTTAGTTAGGAATAAAGCGTTTACGTTATCGAGTAAATAATCCGTGTTATCGTAGAAAGGAAAGTCAATCCATTTGACCGCGCCATTGAAAACATACTTGTCTAAAGTCGTAGTTATGTCACGTGTTATAGTCTTTCGATTATCCGCATACAAAACGTCGCCGTCTATCGTTGCATCCGTTACATCTGACCAAAGCGCGTCAACTACTAAATATCCTACACCTTGACCGATAACAGTATGCAAACCTTCTAAGGTTGGATTAGCTACTCCTCCGTCAGTTTGATAGATAACAACCTGGTCACCTACTACAAAAGTGTTCGATACGTTTATTCTTACGTTTCCTGAACTATTCGTTAAAGAAGACGTGTAAGAAGTTTTTGTTAAATACTCTTCACCAAACTTAACGTCGTATTTGTAGTAGCAGTTATCCGCGTCGTAGAACGTAGTAATAGACGGATTAAAGTTATAGGTAACTTGACTGCTTAAAAGTTTCGATAGGTCTTGTTCTCCGTATCCGCTCGTGTCGGGAAGGATTCTATACTCAGCTATTTTGTTAGCCGTTCCGCTTTCGTATATGTCGAAGATATACCTGAATCCTTGATTGTTTACGTTAGTACTATCTATTATGAATTTACACTCGTTATAAGCTGGAGTGAAGTCTTGAGGTTCTGCTATTATTGTTATTGCCATAACTATATTAAAAGCGTTTTTATTCGTGTTTTTAGAAGGCTATGTAGCTATCGTCCGTGTAGTAGTTTTCTTTTATGTACGTAGTCGCATAACGTACCGCGTCCATAGCATCGTCGTATAACTTGATTGGTTCGTCGGTTATGTTATCGCCTATCTTTTTCCACTTGTAATTCTCGTACTCTTTTTTTATGCGTTGGTCTTCTTCACAAAATACACCGAAAGACTTGACGTTATCAATACCTTTCTTTACGACTTTGTTAGCGTTTAATACGTTGAATCCTGAGTTGTTCATTTCTTGTATTATTTCGGGTCTTGAGTAGTCGGCTAATATCTCAACGTTTTCTTCTACGTTTAGAATCTTCATTTTCTCGATTAGGTTCGAAGTTGTTAGATAAGACTCGTAAATAACCGGTTCAATAAAGATGTCGTTATCTCTCCAATAGACACGCATTAACGCGGTAGGGTGATTATATCCAAAGTCTAAGCCATAGACATAAGAAGTAAATTTCGCGGGTCTATGTTTAATGAAAGTCCAATTAGAATAGATGTTAGATTTAGAGATGGCTTTTTCTCCTAAAGCGTAAATTTGATATAACGCTTCGTCAGTACGTTTTAAGTCTTCTATTTGACGTTTGATAGTTTCAGGTAAAAAAGGGTTATCCTTGTAAGTAGATTTGATTAGGATTGATTCGTCTTTTGGTAACTCATATAACCAGCTCGAACTATCCGAAGGGTTATAGTCGAAGATTAGCTTAGTCTCGGTTCTCATATTTAACTGAGTGAAGTCGTCGTAGAATAGTTCGTTAGCTTCGTTACACCACGCTATATCTCTTTTACGTCCTCTAATCTTTTGTTCGTCGTCTACGGAGAAGAACTCTACAATACTTCCGTTAGGAAACCTATAGATGTTCTCAGACATATTATGATTCGTCTTTTCGTAGATATCTAAGTCTTTTAGGATTTCTAAGAAGTCACGCATAACAGTTGCACGTAATGCCGGGAACGTCTTACGAATGATACTTACTACCTTGTTAGGATTTTGTAAGCAGTAGACGATAACCATTTGACAAAGTGAATACGTTTTACTTGAACGCGAACCACCTTCATTAATAACGAAGCGCACCCCTTTTTCTTGTAGTGCGCTCCAGTTCTTTTTAAATATGATTGTACTATTAATTTCCATTTGCTACGTTAAAAGCGTGTATAAGCATTTGTAATTGTCTTACGTCCATAATTACGCGTGTTCGGTTTATAGTGACGCGCTCACCTTTCTTCTTTAGAATGAACGCTTCTACTACTTGACACATTTGGTCAACTTCCTTTATTGTCATTTGTGATTATGTTTATCTTAATCTCGCTTATGTCTTTGCCGTTTGTCGTTACGTCTGAATTTTCTTTTAGTCCGTTTAATCGTGCGACTATGTTATTGTTATACTGCCCTACTATCGCTCCTTCGATTTGGTCGTTTCGTATTTCCTCCTTAATGCGCGTAACGATGGTTACATACTCAGAAAACGCATTCTCTAAATTATACCAATATCGGTTTATATCTTGTTTGTTTTTATTGCAGTAGGTTTTAAAGCCGTCTATTGTAAGGGGTGGTATGTGGTCTTCGTATACTACTCCTTTTACTGTTGCTTTTGGTATTCGTCTTATTCTACTTTTGCAGTCTTTAGAATACTCTTCAAATAGGTTATATAGTTCTTCGGGACTATTTATGTTTCTGGGTTTTCCTACTTTAGCCATTTTTTACGTGTTTAAAGAATTCGTCTTCGTTTATTTCTTCTATGCAGAAGAGGTTAGGTTGGTCACTTAGATATAATAAGTAGTGGTGTCCGTCTTTTTGTAGCTTGTCGCATACATATTGACAATAGTTCTGAACGTCTACTCCGGTGTCTATAATAAAGAACCTTAAATCTTCGTTTCTCATCCTTGACCTCTATTTAGTTTTATGTATCTTTTGCTTGTTTTTAACTTTGAACTTTTAGAGTGTTGCTTAGGTCTTTTCTTTCGTGTTTTCCTAAGGTGTGCCGTTACGTTAGTCTGCTTTTTCATTGTCTTCTTTTTTAGCATCTAAGAACTTACTCATTGATGTCATTCTATCGGTAGTCCAAACGGAATTACATACGGCGTATCGTTGACTTGCATCCGGAAAGACATTTACCGACTCAGGGTCAGCCATACATCTTTCCATAAACTCTTTACGTGATTCGTCACTTTTGGGTCTTGGCATTTCTTTTTCGTCTTTTTATAGGTTTAACTTCTTCTGCTGGTTCTTCTATAACCTCTTGTTCTATGCCAACATATTTTATCGTAGCATCTTCGAAAAGATAACCAAGTCCAATAGAAGCGTAATAAGAATATTTCTTAGGGTCAATAGTAGCTACTATTATTTTGCGGTTTCCTAAGATTCCGTCTTTTTGTACGATAGTTTTGTCGATGTACTCTAATTTAATCCTCTTCATATTTCTCTAATTCTAATGCTAATTTAAACAAACACCACAACACTATAAATAATCCTCCAAAAACACGGAATAACTCCAAATAATTAAGCATTAAAGCAAATCCTCCAAATACAGCAGTAAAAAAAGAAAGTGTTGCAAGTAAATTAGCGTGTGTCATAACTATATTGAATTTGTTTTATGCCTTGTTTTATATCTTTGATTAAAAAATGCGCTGCGGTCATTGATATATTGAAGTATTGACTTAGTTCCTTCTGAGTAGTTAAGCCTTTGTCGTAATATGCTTCGAAGATAATTTGTTTAATTCTATCGTTAATTCCGTTCCTATACATTTCTATGATAGACTTTTTACGGATATACTGCTCTTCTAATTGAATTTTCCATTCTAAATCCGTGTTTTCGCAGTCTTGTTGTTTACCTTCTTCGATTGCCGTTACCCTATCGTCGTTATTACTTTGACTTGTAGACCATAAAACCTGACATTTAATAGTATTTAGAAGATATGATTTAACCTTTTCCTCACAAGTTGTATCGTCGTTTATGCTTATAACGTGTAAATAAGAATTGTTTATAACAGTATCTGCGTCTATTCGACTATTCATTCTTACAAGGAAATAGTTTGTGTACCTTCTTACCTCGTCGTAATTACTTTGTATATACTTGTCAAGAACGGCTTTCATACCAAGTTCTGAAATCGGTATACCATACTCTACGTCTTACCGATTGACAAAAACACTCCTTGTCTTTTATTCCGGTTATTCTTTCTTTAAGGTTACGTAGTTTAATAAGATTCGTCTTTGCGTATCTTTTTGACTCATCGAGTGCGTGAATCTCGTTTATTAATGCCGTGTCAGCGTTTGTAAACATTCCGATATGATATAAGCTGTTAATGATACGATACAAGCGTAGAATAGATTTTGTGTAGCTATTAGCGTAGTCCAAAACGATACACATTTCCAACATCCAAATGCACTATGCAAATACATCGTTAAAGGTGTAATGGGTAAACGCTCAAAAGACTTGTCAATAAGAACTTGAATAGGCTCAAATGCCGTAAACCACCAACTTAATGCTAATAAACTAATCAATTCCACGACGTAAATATAATCATATTTTTTAAATACAAAAAAAACCCACTATAAAAGTGGGCTTCGTCCTTCTTGGTAATATTGCCGACATACATACTTGTCTATCTTTTGTAAGGTGGATAAACTTACGTCTTTTCCTTCTAAGAATTTGTCTAAGTTGTACTGGTGGAACTTTTCACCTTTTAACTTTATTTCTTGTACTATTTGGTTTCGTGTTTTTCTACGCAGTAACTCCTGAAGTAACCTCCGTAGAGTGTAATCATCGATGTACATAACTAAAAGGGTAAATCATTCTTAGGTGTTACTTGTTCGGGTTTAATCCATTTACCTTGTGGTTGTTCTTCCGTCTTTTTATAAGGCTCTGAAATCTTTACCGAAAAGTAAGTAGTTCCTTTTGCGCTTTGCTTAACCCATAACGCTATCTCTTTGTCTTGACCATCTACGTTAATAGTACCTTTGTAGTCAGGGTGCGTGTCCGCTTTTTTCTCATTTTTGAAGATTGCTCCTCCGTTTACTTTTGTTTCCATTTTTTATTTATTTATTTGTTTTACTTTTTCAATATACAAAACCGCATCCATAAGTTCTTCCTGTAGGTGTTTAAGCCATTCTAATGGACTTAATTCGTTTTCTTGTAGCGTAGTTCCATATTTCTCTATTCCGCGCTCTGAACGCGCTCTAAATTCGTTTATTACTTTTTCTACTATTTCGTCTTTTTCCATCTTATTCTGATTTAAAGGTTAATAAAAAAAAATAGTCAGGACAGGATTCGAACCTGTATGCGCCCTCGTATCGGAACCTTTTAATTGTTTTTTGAGTGCGCTATCCGCAATCGAAATGTTTACGCCCTTACGGGTCTACTCATTCCTACTCAGCGTCTACCATTCCGCCACCTGACTATTTCATCTTATTCTGATTTAAAGGTTTCGTTGTAGTATTGTTCCTTGCTTAATGGATTATTAAAGTAAGCATTATTAAATCCTTTTTGATAAGCATTAATTATCTGTTGCTTTTCCATTTCTTTGGCTTGTTCAAGTATGTTATACGCAACAATTGTTTCAATTCTTGGACATTGCTCAACTAACCACTCTACTGCTGTTTCTTTCATATCGTTTCAAATAGTTGGTTATAATACTCACGCGCTAACTCTATCTTTTCTTGGATTTGCCATATTACTGTTTCGTCACGCTCTACTTTGAAAACTTTGATTCGTCTTTCGTTAGGAATGTGGTCAAAGTTATGCTTCTTTTGTACAAAATCACGGATGTCTAAGTCTTCGTCTATCTTGTGTTGTTTCCAGTGTTCACGTCTTACTTCGTCTTCTACGATGTCAAAAGGTGTATTCATTAAGCAGTAACACAATAACGATTCAGTCTTTCCTGTTAACCACATATAACCTTGTAATTGATAATAGTAGTCTTTGTTAGGTATTTCAGTTTCTAAGAATGGGAACGTTGTAGCATCCCAAGAAGATTTTACGTCTAAAAGTATTTCGTTCGTGTTTACGTCAGGCACACCGCTTATAAAGTCATTCTCGAAGCGTTCTTCATTCTTGTAAATGAATCCTAAGTTTAAGACATCGTTGACAAAACTAATAGCTTCGTCTTCTACTTGGTTGCCTTTGTCGGTATAACGTGACCAAAACTCTTTTTTAATTCCGTACTTATGTTCTAATACTAATTCTTGAATATAAGTCTTAGCTGTTTGCGATAGGCTCTCCCTTTTGGTTCGGGGGGTAGCCATTAACTTACCTATTTGTGAACAACGTATTTTCATAACTCAGTGATTTGTTTAAGTTGTGACGCATCTAAATCAAACTTCTCTATCAACTGCTCTATTTGATATTCTCCGTTCTTAATTGCTTCGATAGCTTTGTTAAAACGAGTTGAATCAATCTTTGATTTCTTTTGTTTAGGTTGTTCGTCTTTTACTTGTTCGCCACTTGCATCCGTGTCTTTGTCGGTCACTAAACATAACATACTGCTGATGGCATAACGACGAAAATAAGTACAACCCGAACCGAAAGACTGATAGTCATTCATTCCTTTTAACGCTACTTGTGGTATTTCTACCATTGAATCAATACATTCACCGCTTTCTGCGTGGAATACTGTTGTGCATAGGTAAGTAGTACCTTCTTTA